TATTTGTCTTTTGATTGTTTATTAATATCCTCAGGATTGAGGTTAGCCTCTAGTGCTTTGGTAAGTTTATCAAAGTTAGAGTGGCTTGTTTTTAATGTATTAAAGTCCATTGTATTCTCCGTATGTTTGTATTTGTGTTAGCTGTATAATCGCTATCAGTATTATTTATAACTTTTATCTCGCCACTTTTTGTGTTGAGCTGCCCATTCTTTAGCTGAAATACCTTTAGGATATCTCAATCTATCTCTCAGTTTTTCAAGTCTATTAATTAAATAATTTAATATTCTAATATACATAAGGTTAATATATCACAATCCTAGTAATAAGTCAAGCTGAAAAAAATTCATATATTTTATATTTTTAATACCGTGCCATTCAGATATAGCAGCATTTGTTTTACTTCTATCATCATTAAATTCATTCACTTTTATAAAATTAATATCAGGATTCCACTTAAATAAAGTTCTCCATTGATCGATCCAATTAATACAAGGTGTAGGACTATGTTCAGGTATTACATAATGTTTTGAACCAGCGTATAAATTATTTACTTTATTATCATTACTGTATAAATCGTGCCCTATTAAATATACATTTTTAGGTTTTTCTCTTTTGATTGCAATATAACCTGAAGTTGGCCCAGCTGACCAACCGTGATCAACAGGTGCATTTTGTTCATTTTTCATTATTTCTCTTAAATCAAAAGTATAATCATTATTTCTAACCCAACTAACACATAATGAATTATGATTAATATTTCTCTTTTCTATTTTTTGTGTACCTTTTGCTATATCTTTATGTAATACACTAACTAATCCTTTTAAATTAGCTCCGTGCATCACAAATTCTTTTTGATTTGTTCTTTCGTTAGTAGTAACGACATCAAAATTTTGTAAAAAATTTTTTTCTTCTTTTGTTAAACCTGAGTAAATCATTGACTCATAAATTTCTGCAGGTAATTTATTCCAATCTCTAAAATAAGTTATGTTTTTTTCACAATAACCACTATGGTATATTTCGTGCATTATACCGTGGTCAACGGATACTAATACATCAGGCGTAAATGTTCTATATAAGGCATTACACCCATATATTTTACCTCGAAGTTTAAGTTTTTCTAAATTGAAATTTTTACGACTTGTACCGTTACCTATACAAAATACGTTAGTCATTATCTGAAAATGTAATATATACCAATCACAATAGCAACTATTGAAAGGTTAACTAAAATCTTTTTAACTAAAAATTTTAATTCACCTTTAATACTACCACTAGATTGTTTAAAAAAATCTGATGCGCTCATATAGGGGTTAAAGTATTTATCTGGATGATTAAATCTTTCTATTTCTTTACATAGTTCTTCTACTCTTTTATCTGTCATTTTTATTTAATCCACATTTTATTTTATTATATTTTGTTATATTATTACGTTGTATCATAGTTTTTACTGAGTGGCAATTAGCACAAAGATTTTGGCAGTTTTCTGGTACGTTATTGTATCTATTACCATCAATGTGATCTATCTGTATTTGGCAAATATTAATTATTTTTGCTTTACATTTAAATCCTAATCTTCCATCTGTATTATCACAAAAAGGTTTTCTAAACATTGTAATTCCTTTTTTAGCTAATGAATAATCGTTTCCTACGTGGCAAGTATGGCATATGGGTCTATAACTTATACTTCCATTTTTTTTATAAGTATTTGGCGTAACTAGATTATTACAGTTATGATTTATACAAATAGGTCTTTTTATCATTTTACAAAAATTTCTTTCAATATTAATTTACATTTTGTTTCATTATATTTAACAAACTGTTCATATTTAGTTAACCTTTTGGAGTGGACTGGCCAAACAACTTGTTCAGTAATCTGCTTATCCCAAGATTTACTATAAGATAAAATTTGATTAAAAACAACGGCACTTTCGTAAGATATTTTTTTTGATAAAACCAATTGAAAAAATCTAGGATGCTGCCCACCAAAAACGTTAAAACCATTGTCAAAAGAAAGGCGCTTAGCATTAAAATCATTAGCAATACAAATACAATCGTTTCTAAAATAGTATTCAAAAGATTCATTACGCTTTTTCCAATCTGTAAAAACATCATTACCATCCTGTCCTGTTAAACTCTTTACCCACTTGTTGCTATCAAATAAAAAATTACTAACAAAAAAGCCCAATATATCATTCTGACTATATCTGGTGCTAAGTTTGTGAAAAAAATATCTATCATTTCTTTTAGTAAATGTATCTAGTTTACAGTTAACCTTTCCTTCATATTTATGGTAGTCATAACTATCTGTTGTGAAGTGTAATTTAACTGCCAGATATGTTTTAAATACTTCAAACCCTCCATACATATTACACTGGCAACTGGCCTGTCTTTGGTATATAATTTAAATTCTGCGCCTCTATTGTAATCTTATCTTTCAAAGTTTTACTAATAAGAGGTGCAACTGTACCTGGATCAATTTCGTTATCTTCGCAATATTTTAACACGGCGTCCATATAGGTAATACCTTTTTTATTCTGTACAATCTTTTCTATCTCTAATGAAAATTCTTTTGAGTTCATATATTAAAAGAAATTACTATTTTTTCTTTACCTTTTTGTTTATTTGTTGAATGATTTAAATTACTTTTAAATAATAATAAATTACCAGGATTACATTTATATTTACAAGATCTAAAATTTAAATAATTATTTTCGGGATAAGAAGTTAACATATCATCATTATCAAAAAATGTTATAAAATCATCATCATTTGATTTAATATAATAAACCCCACTTAATAATGAATTAGGATGTATATGTTTTTGTAAATAATCACCTTCATAACTTATATTATACCAACTATTTTGAATTTTTAAATTATCTATTATTTCTTGTACATAACCTAATTCTTTTAAGAAAATTTTACAGTTATCAAATATGTTTTCAAATAAATCTTTAAATATTTCACTTTTATGTAAATTTAATATATCGTGTGAAGATTCTACTTCAAAAATATCTGTTCTTTTAGTTTTTATATTTAAATTTTTTAAATAATCTTCATAAATTTTTAATTTTTCTTTTTTTAATTCTGGCAATATGTATATTGATTTAGGAAACCAAGTTTCTATTTGTGCGTTGTTAAATAATTTTTTATAAATCATAAAATAATAACTTCTATAGTACCTATTTGATTGCTAGGTTTTAAATTACTTTCTAATGCAATAGCAAATATTTTATCTTTATAATTTGCGTGTAGTGTGCATACTGTTCCATCGTAATCAGGTATAACCTCATCACCTTTTAAAATTGGTCCTCTACATTTCACTTTTGCCCTACCTTTTAAAACAACAGGTTGTCCTGTAGAATTACAATTTAGTATAATTGAATTATCAATATCAGCAATAACTCCTAAAGCTTTTTTACCAAAAGAGCCTTCTGTAATTTCTTTTTCACCACCAACTCTAACAACGGTGCCTATATCATATTTTTTATCTGATTCAAAAATTTCTGATATATTTTTAAAATTTAATTCTTTTGAGTTCATTTTATTAAATGTTGTGATAATACCATACAAGATATCCAAACCCATATTGTATTAAATCCCACTAATGTAGGTAATAATTTTTTATTTGATGCCCATATTAATGCTAAACTTGTAACTAATGTTAAAAAAAACAAATACCATAAAGATATACCAAATATTAAACCTGGAACAATTATAATGGCCTTTGTAAACCAACTTAAAAATTCTACTTTATTATAATCTGTCCAATATTTTTTTGTAAAAAACATACTATAACATTCTTTTATGTTTTTAAAACCTGTATGTCTATATACAAAGTATATTAGAATTATAGTTGAAATGTTTGCTAATAGTAATTGATTTGAGTTCATAGTATAATTATATCACAATTTAGGTGGTTTGTCAATGGCCACCGAAGTGGCCATTGTTTATATTAATAAAAACTACTAATGGAAGTAATTACTGCCAAAACAAATAATCCAGTGGCCATTATACCTGATAGTACGATATATACAGGTTCATATTCACGCCAATGTTTTTTAATTTGTTTTGAGGTATTACTTACCCATTTGTTTTCACAAATATTGTACGGTATCATACTACTTTCCATTCTTTAAATTTGGAAAGAAAGCCTTTACTGTGTTTTGATAAGCTTCAGCATATGGTTTTGCCATTTCTTGAGCTTTCGTTATATTTTCTTGTACAGTTTTTGTGTAATCATTATTTGTTACAAAGTCATTAAATTGCTTTGCTACTTCAATAATGTCGTT